AACGTTGATATTCTGTTCATTACTTGAAACCCATAAAAATAAAATCCATCTGGTTGCCGGAGTATCGAACGCAACAGCAAAGCTTAATATTCTGGACTGTGACGGATACGGACTACTCAATTATTTTGAGGGCAGATGCCAAGAGGGTAAATATAAAGACCGAGATTGTGTTTATGTGCAGACCAAAACCGGGAAAAAGGTTGTGCTTGTGTCTGGTGGCGGTAAGGATGGAGATGAGAAGCTTATCAAGGGTAACACCTACGGAATGGCATATGTGACAGAAGCGAACGAATGTCACCCGAAGTTTTTGAAAGAAGTCTTTGACCGAACGCTTTCCAGTTCCGACCGTAAGATATTTCATGATCTAAACCCGAAAGAGGAAGAACATTGGTATTACACCGAAATTTTAAAATTCCATGAAGAGCAGCAAGATAAGAATCCAAACTATGGATATAATTACGGACATTTTACTCTGGTGGACAATATGAGCATGACGGATGAGCAGATCAGAAAAGTTCTTAGCACCTATCAGAAAGGCACTGTGTGGTATAGACGTGACATTAAAGGCGAACGAGCAGTTGCAGAAGGAATCATTTTCCGGAAGTTTGCAGAGAACAATGAACCATATCTGTATGATGAGGATACAGATCCACTGTTTGAACGTGATATAAAGGGCAAACTATTACACCGTCCATCAAAAATTACGATGGGTATAGACTTCGGTGGAAACGGATCCATGACAACCTTTGTGCTGAAGCTTTACTTCCACGGATATCATGATCTGAGGACGGCAGAGGAAACGAATCTGGAACTGTCACCAGACATTGATGCGGAAGCGATATGCAGTAAGTTTATAGAGTTTTTCAAATACTGCCAGGAAAAGTACGGATTTATTGACTGGGTATTTCCAGACAGCGCAAGCACAACGATGATAAACAGCCTGCGGAGTGCTGCGAGAAAAGCAGGATTGCCATACCGAAATATTAAAGGTTGCCGTAAAAATGAAGTGTCAGACAGACCACGGACGTATGACATGCTGATGAATACCGGAAGGTGGAAAATCAATCAGAAGTGTGAGAAGCTGCGAAGTGCGATTGGAAAGCTGAAATGGGATCCGGATCACCCAGACATACCAGAGGACAAGAACATCGGAAACTGTAATGACTGGTGGGATGCGGAGAACTATACAATTTTGGATTTTATTGAATATGTTGATCTGGACAGATAGGAGGAAGAGATGGAGAGTTGTGTAAAAGCATTTTTGGATAAAAAAGGATACGATGTGAATGATAAGGCATTAACGATCATTCATGCATGTGATGACTGGTATGCGAACAGATTGATAAATGATTTTCATAAGCGAAAAACAATCAATGGGATACCATATGAGCTTACAAGGTTGAATTTTGCAAAAAGATGCTGTTCTGATGATGCAAATCTGTGTGAGGTACTTGAAATAAATGCAGGAGAAGGGGAACAAGCGGATTTTGTAGCAAAGGTGCTTGCTAGCAGTAATTTCAACACGCAATACCGTAAACAGTTAGAAAAAACCTCTGCGGATGGTACAGTAGCCTGTTATATCCGCTTGGACAATGCAACGGTTATGGATGATTCTTCTGTGAGAGGTGGAGATATTAAGCTTAATTATGTGGAAGCAGATGCATTTACACCACTTACTGTTGAAAATGATATTGTGGTTGAGGCGGCATTTTCTGGAAGTACACTGGTCAAGGGAAAGAAGCAGACAACACTCGTGTTATTCTTGCTTGGCGAGAATAATCTATATACTGCGGAGACACATATTTTTAATGATCGTGGAGATGAGGAAGTTGGAAAACAGACGATTGTGCAGCTTGGTGATGTGAAACCATTTGCTGTTATGCGTGTCGCTGAAGTGAATAATCTGGATAATATGGAAGGCTACGGATTGCCTAAATTATGGAATGCAATTCCAGCACTTAAGGTTGTAGATTTATGCTATAACGTATTGTTTAGCGATTTGGACAAGTCTGAGAAAATTATACTGATAAATGAATTACTTTGTGCTTTTGATGATGATGGAAATCCAATATTAACTCCTGAACAAAAAAAATTATTTGTATTTACAGGGGAAAAACTTCCAGAGGAGAAGGGGCTTATTCAAGAATATAATCCTGAAATCCGAGTAGAACAGATTACAAAAGCAATTGAACTGGCACTATCATTATTATCTATGTCTTTTGGGTACGGAACAAAAAAATACAGCTTTGAAAATGGACAGATTAAGACGGCTACTGAGTATTTCGGTGAAAGGCAGGATGCCATGCAGGAGCTTGGAAAGCAGCGACAAGTAGCCACTGAATATATACAGGATATCTGCAGAGCTGTCATGTGGTTTTCAAATAAATACCATGATACAGCATATAATTTAGACGCAGAGATCACAATTGGTTTTGATGACTCTTATGTGGAAGATAAGCAGGCGAAACTCGAAGCGATGAGAGCGGATGCATTATCGTTCCCGGAAGTGCCAATTTTAAAGGTTTGGTATATGATGGAAAAATATAATATTCCAGAGGATGAAGCTAAGAAATATATGCAATATACGGACGAACCAATTGACGATGTTGATGATTAGGGGGTATTTAAAGGGCATTATCAGAACAGCAGATTGATGTTTTAGCGGATAAATACATAATTGGACTTTACCAAGATTTAGAGGATGAGGTCATAGCTGATATTGCCCGGAGAGTGCAGAAAACCGGACGATATACTGAAACAGCGGAACTTATGGCAAAATCAATGGTAGAAAATGGATTTTCTGCGGATAAAATCCGTGTAGAAGTCATGAAAATGCTTCGTGCTGATAAAGATTATCAGATGGCGGTTGCAGAAAACACTATGGCATATAAGCGTGAGGTTCAGCAGATTATTGAGAACACCGTAGAATCTGCAAAGGAAGCCGGAGAAACTTTAACAGCAGAAGCCGGTGATATGGCATGGAATAATGATCTTTCTATGTGGGAACAGCAGGGGGAAGATTTAACAAAGCCAAACAGCTTGAGTAAATTTGTAAAAGCATCCTCTTTACAGACTTCCGATGCACTTAGAAACCTCACAAAAACAATGGGATTCAAGAATACAGCACTTGGCACAACTGGCGTAATGGATATGTATCAGCGAGAGATGGACCTTGCACTGATTAAGGTGTCCACTGGAGCATTTTCTTTTGATCAGGCTGTGAAAGATTGTGTACACCGCTTGGCACAAAGCGGATTGAGAAGCATTGATTATGAAAATGGTAGATCATATCAGTTAGATGTGGCTGCACGGATGGCTGTCAGAACTGGAATGTCACAGCTATCTGGAAAAATCACAGAGGAAAATCTGAAAAATTCTAACCATGATCTTGTAATCACAACCCAGCACATGGGAAGCAGACCGGACCATGCAGTATGGCAGAATAAAGTGTTTTCCTATTCTGGAAAAAGCAAGAAATATCCGGATTTTGTAAAAGAAACAGGGTATGGAACTGTCACAGGATTAAAGGGAGCAAACTGTACGCATGATTTTTACCCATATTGGGAAGGTGCATCTATAATCCCAGAGGATATAAAAGAGCCTGATCCACGGACAATCGGTGGAAAGACTTATACTTATTATGAATCCACGCAGAAACAGCGTCAGATGGAGCGGCAGATCAGAGCGACCAAGAGAGAAATTGAAGCAATAAAAAGTATTGGCGGCGATGCACAGGATTTGCAGAATAAATTGCGTGGACAGATGGCAGATTATAAAAGCTTTTCAAAGGCTGCCGGATTGAAAGAGCGTGATAACCGACTTAGAGTAGAGAGCGGAACATCTGATTTGAGGAAAACAAAGACAATTAAGTGGATTGAGGAGCAATATAAAGGTTATACAGCATCGATACCGAAAACGTGGGAAAAAACACAGTATATTGATAAAGAAACTCTATTAGGCACTAATCCTAAGTTTGTAGCGAGACCAAAGATGTATGACAAACAAGAAATCAAATATAGGACAAATTGTGTTAATTCAACAATTGCTTATGAAATGCGATGCAGAGGATATAAGGTAATTGCTGGCATGTCTAATTCTGTGCTTCGTAAAAATCCTGTTTTAGCATGGGAAAATGTGGAATCCTTTGAAATTAATGAGCTTGCGTTTGATAAAGTAGAAAAGAAAATGCAAGAATGGGGAAATGGTTCAAGGGCATGTGTGTGTTTGAAAAACGCTAATACAGGAGATGGACATGCAATAATTGCAGAAAACAATGACGGAAATGTTCAATTTCTTGACGTTCAGGTAGGCAAATATTATAATAAAAATGAAGCCACAAGGCAAGAATATGATAATACTTTGTTTTTTAGAATTGATAATGCCATTATCTCTCAAAGAGGTGTAAATGCTTGTGAAAAGGAGTGATTGCATGGTAGATATGAAAACAGCATATAAAACTGCAAATAAATTCTTTTTAGAAAATGATTATGCAGGCATCAGAGAAACCAGGGAAAATAACGAAAGTTGGTTATTTGCCGGTAAATGTAAGAATGCATGCTATGGAACATCCAAGGTGTGCATTCCGAAAAATGGAGATGAACCATATCTGTTTAATACTATAGATGAGAAAGATTTTGATATGTGGGAAAATGCAAAAGTTGTTCCAATATAATTAGCACTATTCGCAATAAAAACAACAAATCAAGTTGCTAACATGCAAAAAGTGTTATATAATATCACTAGGGGTGATATATTGAATCCTAGTAGATTTATCTGGTATCCTTGTCCAAAGTGTGGAAGCCACCTTTTGGCAATCAATAAAGATACCGAGGTTAAAAATTTGCCGTGCAAATGCAAGCACTGCAAACGAGAAAGTTTAATAACTATAGTGCCGATGATTAGAGCCGATTAGTCAAGTCTTAAATTAGGACTTGATTGATTGGCTCTTTTTAATGCCGCGGATTGATGTAATGGCAGCATACTGGTTTCCTTAGCCAGTAGTGGTGGTTCAAATCCACTGTCCGCAATTATCTGTGGGTGATTCTCCCACGTTAAATAAATCATCGTTAAAGGAGATAGAAGTAATGAAGAGAGAAGAATTAGAAGCACTTGGCATGACGAAAGAACAGATCGATAAAGTATTGGACACGCATCATGCGGAGCTTGATCCGGTTCAGAAAGATCTGGAAACAACACAGGCAGATCTGACTGCTGAGAAGACTAAAACCGCGACACAGGAAACAACCATCAAGGATCTGAAAAAGGATCTTGAGGAGTTTAAGGATGCCGATGTGAGCGGAATGAAGCAGAAAATTAAAGATCTTGAGAAAGACATTAAGACAAAAGATGCAACGCATCAGCAGGAGATTGCGGATCGTGATTTCAATGATCTTCTCAAAGAGAGTATTGCATCTGCAAATGGTAAGAATGCTAAGGCGATCACTGCTCTTTTGGATGTTGATGTCTTGAAAGCATCAAAAAATCAGAAAGAGGACATTGCAGCAGCAATCAAGACATTGACGGAAGCAGAGGACAGCAAAATGCTGTTCGGTGAGCCGGAACCGAAACCGGCAGGAAAAGTTGATCTTATCGGGGGAGTGAAAAAGACACCTGATGAAGGAGTTTCTTCTCTGATGGACGCATTAAAAGAAAAGTATAAACAGTAAAGGAGAATGAATCATGGCATTAACATTAGAAGAAGCAAAAGTCGGTTATGCAGACAAAGTAGAACAGAATGTGATTGATGAATTTAGAAGAGCGTCCATCCTGCTCGATAAACTGACATTTGATGATACCATTTCACCAACAGGCGGTAGCAATCTGGTATATGGATATCAGAGATTAGAGACACCATCTACCGCATCGGTACGTCAGATTAATTCTGAGTATTCACCAAACGAAGCAAAGAGAACCAAATGCACAGCAAGCCCGGTAATCCTTGGTGGCTCATTCAAGATTGACCGTGTGATCGCACAGACATCTGGTGCTATTAATGAGATGGATTTCCAGATTAAAGAGAAAACAAAGGCGGGAGCGAATTACTTCCACAATTTGGTCATTAATGGAACGTCTGCATCCTCTGGTACAGGATATGTACCTAATACCTTTGACGGACTTAAAAAGATTTTAACTGGAAAATCAACCGAGATGACAACTGATATTGACATTTCAACATCTGCATTATTAGACAGCAATTACAACGCATTGCTTGATGAATTAGATACATTCATTGCATTATTGGCTGCAAAACCAGATGTGTTAATGATGAATAGTAAGATGCTTACAAAGGTGAAGTCCGCGGCACGTAGAGCAGGATATTATGACAGAAATAAGGATGATTTCGGTAGAACTGTAGAGACATACAATGGAATTATTCTTATGGATGCAGGACAGTATTACAACGGTTCTACTACAGAAGATGTTGTTTCTACGTCGACACCTGGTTCAGAGGCGTATGGTACAACTGATATTTATGCAGCAAAACTTGGACTTGATGCATTCCACGGAATTTCCGTAGATGGAAGCAAGATGCTCAAGACGTATCTTCCAGATTTACAGGCACCAGGAGCTGTAAAGACAGGGGAAGTCGAGTTGATCGCTGGAGCAGTACTTAAAAACAGCAAAATGGCTGGTGTGCTGAAAGGAATTAAATTATTAGGCAAAACTGCCTAAGGAAAGAGAGGGAGCTTGATATGCCTTATATTGATTGGGAGCATTACAGCTCCCTTTATACGAATGTTCCGGAAGATGATTTTCCAGCATTTCTGCAAAAAGCATCTGCTAAACTGGATGTACATACCAATATGAGGGCGAGAAAGTTTGAAGATACTTATGACGAAGCATCGGCAACGTACTTTCAGAAGCAGGTGCATGTGCAGATACAGAATACCGTCTGTGATCTGATAAATGCACTTTATATGCAGGAATCTACTGGGATGGGAACAGGAGTTTCGTCTGTAAGCAATGACGGGTATTCAGAATCGTATAAGATCACAACGGTAGCAGAGAAAGAAGTGCAGCTTCTATCGATTACAAGAAGCGGTCTTTCTGGTACAGGACTGGCAGGTGCATTATGAGTGGATTATTTACGGATACAGTAACGATTTACAACAAAATTTCTGATTCTGAGTGGAAACGAACCGTTGTAAAAGGTGTACAGTGGTCTGATAAAACTGAAAAGAAAAATGAAAATGGTAAAATCAGCATTGCACGGTATGCGTCTGTGACGTTTCCTGTTGGGACTTACAATGGCTTATCGCTTAATTCCTATAATGAGGAGGATTGCCTTGTATATGGAGAAGTTGAGGACGTTATAGAGGATGTCAAAGGGCAAAGGATTTCTGATCTGATGAAGAGATATCCAAAATCAGGAACGATACAGTCTGTAAACGATAATTCCAATCGGGATTTTTGCAAAAATATTAAGGTGGTGGTGGCGTAATGCCTAATATGTTTAAATTTATCTGCGATATTTCTGCCGCGATAAAAAAACGGGGACTTGAAGAGAATGGAAGAGTGCAACAGTTTATTGATTCTGAATGTCTCCGGTTATGTGAGCCGAAGGTGCCAAAGAGAGAGAATATTTTAATTGAATCCGGTCACTTAAATACGCAGATTGGAAGCGGACAGATTAAGTATCGCACACCATATGCTAGACGATGGTATTATATGCCAGCAAATTTCCACGAAGCACCGGAACGTGGAAATTATTGGTTCGACCGAATGAAGCAGCAATATAAAAATCAAATTCTTGAAGGTGCCAAGAAAATTGCAAATGGAGGCTAAGATGACTATCTCACAATACATTGTAAAATTGCTTAGCAATTATGAGGGTTTATCAATTGATATGAACCATGTATCAGACGGGTCCGATCAGTATGGTCTTTTTAAATCACCATCCAGAGAATTAAGGGAAATGAATGACGGTAGCTGTGAGATTACAGAATATTATAATTTTATGGCGCGCCAGTCAACCGGATCCAGGTCAGAGAGAAAAGAATCTGATGAATGGTTGGAAGATTTAACATATTGGGCGGATGATTTCTCTTACACATATGCATTTCCAGCACTTGATAAAAATAGAACAGTGACCAGATTTTCCATTACTGGAAATCCATATCCGATGGAAGCCAGTGACAAAGATACATTATATCAGATGGCGTTGTCCATCACTTATTTACGAGAAAGAGAGGTATCATAAGGGCAGAATTAACAAGATTAAAAAAACATAGAACTATTCCATTTTTGAACACTGCCGAGACATCGGTATTAACACCTTCGTGGGCGAGAATTGGAAAATCCACAGTATTTGACTTGGTTTTGAACGCACAGACCGAGGATAACGATTTTATTGAGGATGAAATCCCAACAACAGATATTAAATACTACAAACCATCACTTGCGCAGGAGTTACAGGCAAACAAGGGAGATGCGGCATTTGATTATCTGTATGATATGTTTTTCAACTTGCCGACTGGTGAGGACGTGAAAAAAGATCTGCTTATTGTATTTGATGGAAACATTGGATCAGAAGGAACACCTAAATTCAGGGCATGGAAAACAAAAGCAACTTTAACGCTGGATCATTTTGATTCCGTTGCAGAGAAGATTTATTTTAGTTTTTCAATTAACCACATTGATCGAGGTACTGTTACGGTTAGCGATGGAGTACCGACATATACCGCGGATAGCGCGACTTAGGAGGATTTATGGATTATACAGTAATTATTAACAGTAGAAGCTATGATTTACCGAAAAAGACAGTTTCGGTTATGAATAAGCTGGATGAAGTTTTGAAAGTGGACAATCTTAACATCAAGGCAAGACAGAAATTTGAAAAATTGCATGAATTTGTAAAAGATATTCTGGGTGAGGCGAATGCAAAAGAGATTTTGGAATCGGATAATCTGGATGAAATCGATCTGTCGGATTTATCCATCACGGTACTGAAAATCAATGATGCTTATAATAAGCCTTTAAATGATTATAAGATGGAGAAAATGAGAGCAACTTTAAATTCGGCGCAGATTGATAAAATTAATAATCTGGTAAACAGCGCAACAGCAATGGCTAATCTTCCGGGTGCAGCCAATGCTTGATCTAACAAGAAAATCACTACCAAACACCGTCAGAGTGGGCGGTAGTGATTTTTCTATATATACAGATTTTCGTGTCTGGATGCGATTTGAAATCGAAGTTACAAAGCTGAAGCGTGGAGAAAATATCGATGTTTCGTATTTATTTAAAAATGAAATGCCGGCGAATTGTAATTTGAATGAATTATTTGGTTTTTCAAGACCGGAAACGCCATTGCCAAGGGATATTTATCATCGAAACGTAATCACATTGGATTATGAACTTGATAGTGATCTCATATACAGTGCAGTTTTAGGTCAATACGGCATTGATTTATTTGAAGTGGACGAATTGCACTGGCATAAGTTTTTGGCTTTGATACGAGGACTTAATGACAGCACGAGGCTGCGTGAAGTCATGGGATATCGCTGTTATGAGAAGAATCAGGATAAAGATAGAGATATATATTCTGAAATGCGTAGAGCATGGGAAATTGATAGGAAAACAGAAGCTGAGTTGGAGGAGGATGAAAAATTCAGTAATCTTTTTAACTAGAAGAATGTGAGGTGAACCAGTGAAGGTCTGATGGATCTTTAGTTTTTGACACAAAATTATTAACAGATGGATTTAAAAAGGGCGTCAGTGCACTGGGCGGCATAACAGTCAATGGCATGAAAACAATTACTGCCGGAATAACTGCCGGAGTTACAGCGGCGGCCGGAGGGATTGCTGCAATCGGAACGGCCGCGGTTAATGCCTATGCAGATTATGAACAGCTTGTAGGCGGTGTCGAGACTTTATTTGGAGCTGGTGGCCAGAGCGTATGGGATTATGCAGATAGTGTTGGAAAAAGTGTAAATGAAGTGCGAGAAGAATATGGAAAGCTTATGATCGCACAAAATGAGGTCATGGATAACGCTTCCAAGGCATATAAAACAGCCGGTCTATCTGCTAATGAGTATATGGATACAGTTTCCGGTTTTGCTGCATCTTTAAAGCAGAGTACAACAGATGAACTTGAAGCGGCTCAAATAGCAGATCAGGCAGTTATTGATATGGCTGATAATGCAAATAAGATGGGAACTTCGATGGAATCCATCCAGAATGCTTATCAAGGATTTGCAAAACAGAATTACACGATGCTGGACAACTTGAAGCTGGGATACGGTGGTACGAAGTCAGAGATGGAACGGCTTCTTGCAGATGCAACAGCCTTGTCAGGCGTTGAGTACGATCTGGACAGTTTAAGCGATGTTTATTCAGCAATCCATGTGATTCAGGACGAATTAGGCATTACGGGAACAACTGCAAAGGAAGCAAGCACCACGATTCAAGGTAGTGTAGGTGCCATGAAAGCATCATGGCAGAATCTGCTTGTCGGTGTTGCTGATGACAATCAGAATTTTGACCAACTTGTAGAAGATTTTGTTGATTCGGTTGGAACTGTAGCAGAAAATATATTACCACGAGTAGAAACGGCTCTGGATGGTGTTGGAACTCTTGTTGAAGAATTAGTTCCGATTATTATTGATCGAATCCCGGAATTGGCGACTGATGTTCTGCCAGATTTAATACAGTCTGGTGTAAACATGGTTTCATCTATTATAACTGGCTTGAACGAAAATTTACCGGAACTTTTGAGTGGTGGGGCAGAAATTCTTAATACGCTTTCAGAGGGAATTTTATCACTGCTTCCAACGCTCGGAGAGGCTGCTTATAACATAATCACAACATTGATATCAGGAATCACCGATAATGCGGATTCTGTGTTTAGCAGTGGTAGTGAGATATTGCTTAATCTTGTGAATGGTATAGCAGAAAAACTGCCAGATTTATTATCTGCCGGGGTTGATGCTGTGATATCGTTAGCAATGGCGATAACAGAACCTGGTACACTGACGAATATAATCACGGCTGGTATTAATTTGCTGGTTTCGTTGGTGGATGGAATTTTAAATGCACTTCCAAAATTGTTAGAGGCTGCACCAATTATCATTGCACGGTTGGTATCGGCATTAATTTCAAATGCACCGCAGTTACTAAAGGCTGCTGTTCATATCCTTGTAAAATTGGCAGAATTTATGATTACAAACACGGCAAAATTGTTGGCAGCCGTACCGAAATTGTTTACTAGCCTTGTAAATTCATTTAAAGAGATGGATTGGGGCAGCATCGGTAAGAATATTATTGATGGAATTTGGAGCGGAATACAAGCGGGCTGGGATTGGTTGACCGGAAATGTAAAAAATCTTGCGACAAATCTGTTTAATGCTGCAAAAGATGCCCTTGGAATCCATTCACCATCGCGTAAGTTTAAATATCTTGGCGAGATGTGTGTTGCTGGTTTTGATGATGGTATACAGGATCTTATGAGCACAGACGGTATTACAAAGAACATTAATGCAAGCATTTCAACGGTAAGTGCTGGAATGTCGGGTGGTAATGGTGTTGGCACCGGATTAGGAAACTTCAATCAGACAATTAATGTTAATCAGCAGATTTCAACACCTGACGAGCTTGCAAGAGCAGTAAGAGTTGAAAGTAAACAGGGATTAATGAGGGGCGCGTATGGATACTAAAGTGTGTATTCGCTTTGTGAGAAGTGATGAGAGAGAATTTTTAATAGATGGAACAGATTGGAAAATTCCATCAAAAGGTTTAGATGGATTTGGTTCATATGAAAACGACATCACCACGGTAGATAATGCCGTGGGAGATGGCGGGATCATTGTCTCTGACAGAATTGCTCCGAAAGATAGGACTGTGACTGCTATTTCACGAAATCCATATCTGAATGATGCTTTGAGGAAGAGTGCAATATCATTTTTTAACCCGAAATTCGATTACAAAATGTATATAACATACATGGGCATCACCAGATGGGTGGAAGGTAAAATTTATAAATTTAGCATTCCATCTCAAAATGTAAACCGGGCGATGGAAATGAGCATTACATTGTTAAGTCCAAATCCGTTTTTTAAAAGTTATGATAATTTTGGCAAAAATATTGCTTCTGTGGTCGGAATGTGTGGATTTCCATATTTGTGCAGTATAACAAGTGGCACGCCAAAGGGAATCACTGGTGGTAAATTCAATTTTGCTAAAAAAGTGCTGCTCGACAATGATGGAGATGTAGAGACATACTGCAAAGCAGTGATATCAGCAAATGGGGATGTTGTGAATCCTAAAATCATTATTAATGATAACTATGTCAGAGTTCTGGATAATATGAAAGCAAATGATGTTATTATTATTGATTTCACACAGAATCCACCAACGGTAAAAAAGAACGGTGTTAATTTTATAGGACACTGTGATAGAACATCAGCATTTGATGATATGGAGCTTCCGGTTGGAAGTTCTGAAATTTCTTTTGACGCAGACACCGGAAGCAATCTTATGAATGTTTCAATTTATTATAATAAACTTTATGGGGCAATTTAGGAGGGATCATGAAAGGCTTTAATACGATCGCACTAGATAAAAATTATCAGATAGTGTCATTAATACGGTCAACAAATTTACAATGGAGCAGGAAATTCCACGAAGCTGGAACGTTCTCCATACAGATTCCGATAGAGCAGTATAATTCGTCAATGAGGTATATTTACACAAAAGACAGACCAGAACTTGGAAAGATAACACAAATAAATTACGTCCGGCAACAGCAGTATAAATATATTCAGTTGAGCGGGTATTTCATGGAAAAAACATTAGACAGACATGTTGTATTTCAGAACGGTGCATCAAATGTGATAAATGCTCCTTCATGGTCATTCCAGAGTGGAAAAGCAGAGGATGTGGCATATGCTTTTTTCAATGCCTTTAAAACGTTAACTACAGCAAGTGCAAGTTCTGATCTAAATATTATTTCCGGAATATCGCTTGGAAGAGGAAAAGATTCTGTGCATTATCGTAACGGAGAACTGCTCGGATGGAAAATCTATGACATCTTAAAACCATCCGGTATGTCTTATAGAGTACTTTATGATTTCGTGGAAAGTAATAAGAAATTTGAAGTATGGAGTGGATCTGACCGGACGGAAAATAATGCAGATGGAAATAATCCAATTATTTTTTCGACAAAATACGGAAATATAAAGAACCCAAATATTTTGATTGATGATACAGAATATAAAAATGCTTGCCTGAATACGAATGAGCAAACAGATAATGATGTCACTACGTATGTTTCGAGAGCTACTTTTAACGCTGCGTCTGGCGATGATGAGTATTGGTTTTTATCAAATAGTTCTACATTAAATAGAAATGAGTATACAAGCAGCGATTTGGCTGTTGCTATGGATAATGAAGCACTAAATGCATTAACTGGATATCCCAAAATTATTAATGTTGAATTTGACGCAATGGAGAGTAGTTACGAATATGGAACAGATTTTGATTTGGGAGATTTATGCAGCATAGAAATTCCGGAAATGGATTTGTCTGCACAAGCCAGATTAATTGGCTGCTATGAAGTCATGAAGTCCGGGCAGTGGAGCATGACAATGGAATTCGGCACACCAATAATTTTAAAAAGATAGAGGAGGACAAAAAATATGATAGGATTTCCTTTTGATTCACATGTCACATTTGAGAGTGATGGAACACCGGTGTATGATCGTGCGATTACGTCAGCACCACTCAGAAAACTGATAGCCAAATTATTAACGGATGGCGTTTTACCAAACCCATCTACCAATCTGCAGGTCGAAGCAGGTAGTGGAATGAATGTTGTTGTTAATCCTGGTTTTGCAATTTGTGCAGGAGGGTTGAAACTGGAAGAAAATCAGCGGACGCTTGCAATTCAGGCAGCAGATTCTAATTATGATCGAATTGATACTGTAGTCTTAAGATGGAACGATAATGATTCGGAGAGAATCTGTGATTTATATATTGTAGAGGGCATACCTGCAGCAAGTCCTTTAAGACCAGAGCTTACAAGAACAGAATCTATTTGGGAATTAGGATTAGCAGATTTATTTATAAATAAAAATTCTTCCGCTATTTCCAATCAGAGAATTACGGACACACGTTATGAAACTGCAAGATGTGGCATTATATCGGCAATCAGCGAATTTGATACAACAACATTATATCAGCAAGTGCAAGCTGATCTTGCCGGATTTAAAGCATCGGAGCAGGCAGATTTTATTGCATGGTTCGATGATATAAAAGGTCAGTTATCTGAGGATGCAGCCGGAAATTTACAAAAGCAGATCGGAACGTTGGAAGCTTTAAAAACAGAAGTGAAAACTAATCTTGTCAATGCTTTGAATTGGGTTGTTGATAAAACGTCCGGTGTTATTGCGAAGCTTGGAAGTGCGGATATATCAAAAATCGGTGACGGAACCGTGACAGGAGCAATAGTCAATAATAAAGAAGCGATAGAGGATGTCTCCCAGAGTTTAACTAACATAAATACATATGTCGGAAAGGATAAAAAGCTTCACTTTGTTGATAGCTCTGGTGCTGATACAGTTCTCCCTTTTAACTCATACGATGATGGCAGGATTCAAGGAAGAAACGATGTAATTGGTTCTCCAAACTCCTATGGTCTGTACACAAAAGCCCAGTACGATGCTAACAAAGTGACTTATAAATCTGGTAACTACAATACAGGTTTGAATGGTGAAACGTGGCGTTCCACCTCATTTAATACTGGCTTTTCAAATATAATCGCTCTTCAGATAAACTGCTGGAATGATGAAGGCAATGGATACTTTAACGCCTTTAAAAATGTAAGAATTTCCGGTGGAAAAGTTTCATTGGATTTCTACGCAGCAGATTATGTTGATAATTATGTACAATGGCTGGCTGTCGGTAAGTAAATTTTGCTTTTTGCTCCGAAAAGGGGGCATCTTTTTTTGACACAGTTCATAATAAAGGGCATAAAAATGAAAGGAGGATTTACTTGTGGAGTCAATTGTTACGGCAATTATTGCAGGTGGGCTTGCTCTGGTTCGTGGTCTATAAAATTAGAATTATAATTCAATAGCTTGATAATGTAAATTCATAAAATCGGTACATTTTCTTAAAATCACAGAATTGTGATTTAAAATATTTGATTTATATGAATTGTGGTGTATAATAATAACAACAAAATAAAGCAGTG